CTCCGATTCTTTCGAACGGAGATAGCGCGGCCCACCCTGGCCAAGTGAAAACCTCAACTGGGTGACATGCGGCAGTCCGCAAGGATGAGAGCGTGTCCAGGTAGACTGTTGATGTCTACACTGTAGTCTTACCCCAAGCTACGGTAAACCAATGGAGCATGTCAATGACATCAGCCAAAGACAATAGTCCGAGGTTGTTGCGCAGGGGACGCGAAGAAAGGAAATTTCTATCCTTTCTACGTGTAACCCTTCGCGTTCCGGAGATTGATGAACTCTATTTCCGATACTGCGAAGTAGCCCACAGGTTGGAATCCTGTGGGAAGTTGGATGCATCCAAGAGATTAAAGGCGATCTACGGAATAGCTTTACGCTATTCCGCGGGGTTGTCCTTTAAACCTCTTGAATGGACCAAATCCGATAAGATGGGATTTCCATCATGTATTCACATGATGAAACCATATCTTAAAGGTACTCCCGATCAGAAGAGAGCTGCACTCACAATTCTTCAGCTTTATAAGCTGATTAATTGCGAAGGTAAGCCTTCTCTCTCATCGATTACGGACGTGTATATGGGCGAGAAAGAACCTAAATGGTTGCCTAAGTTTGTAGAGACAGCAGCAATGCTGTTTCCAGCTTCACAGCTGCCCCGCAGACTTAAGTCCATGAAGGCCTCTCTCCACATAAGTGGTAAGAACGGTCCCAATGGTCCTATGGTGGGAACCGCACATGTCGACAGAAAGTCGATATGCGGTACCAACATAGAGTCATCGGTAAAGAAGATGTCTCTCTTAGAGAGACCCTTCAACAACGATCTTGATTCACTTCTGTTTGAAACCCAAATCGCCTGCTTTGACGAATTCAAACACCCGAGAAGACGACCAACCCACTCCCGACTTCGTGTTAAACACGAGCCCGGAGGTAAGGCTAGGGTCTTCGCTATAGTAGATATCTTCAGTCAGTCTGCTCTTAAACCATTTCATGAGTTTCTCATGAGGTGGCTAAAGAGAAGAAAGACTGACGGAACCTCAGATCACTCTAAGGCTGCAAAGCAGTCTGCAGAGTGGACTAAGGATCCGAACTGTAAGATCTGGTCCTTCGACCTAACAACTGCTACAGATAGATTTCCGTTATTTCTTACGGAAATCGTCATGAAGCAAGTGTTCGGAGAAGAGATTCAGAAACTATGGTCAGATATCATACAAAATAGAGAATTCCTAACACCTGACGAGAAAGAGTATGTGAAGTTTAACGCCGGACAGCCACTAGGAGCATTAAGCTCCTGGGCGGCCTTCGCCGTTACCCATCACATCTTGCTACTCACAGCCGCAAGGCTTGAGGGCAAGTCTATCTCATTCAGAGATTATCGAATTATCGGTGACGATATCGTCATAGCAAAGCACGCATCTGTTGCCCAAAGGTACATTCAGATGATGTCCGATCTCTCAGTTCCTTTCAGTTCTGAGAAGTCGGTATTACCTGAACAATGTAATGGAGGAAACGCCTGTGAACTGGCAAAACGCCTGTTCGTAGACGGAACCGAAATTACACCCGTACCTCCTGAAGCCATACTCGATGGACTTGCATCCCCTTCAGGGATGAAAGTCTTAATCGAGCAAGGAATCAGTAGAGGGTACACAGGTTTGTGTGAACCACGCACCGTCCAGTCTATCTTGTCTTGCGACGAAGAATTTGCTGCTATCACCTTTCCGTTATCCGGCGCTTCCACTCCCCTTTTGGAGGAGCTAAGAAGACTTTCCGGTGTACGTGAAGTTTCACCAAACTCGCATGAACTCAAAGGAATAGACCAACGATGGTTCTTTTGGAACCAAGGTTGGAAGATTCCTGAGTCATATGGGTTTAAGTGGATTCTCAAGTCATTTCTGACTCGAGAAGTGAACTCAGCGATATCTAGATGCAACAGACTAAGGGAAGATTTATTCAATCTTGCCTGGTCTGGAGACATCGATGGATATCAGGGCGGCGACTGGCGACCAAGGATGAACGAAGAGGGTCGAGCACTTGACCTACTTATTACCTGCATGTCCCGTCGTTACGGAGAGGCACTTTACGAGCTCTATGAAGGTACTGATGAAAATCAGGACCTCTATAGGATTCTCGGAAAGTTGCACTCAATCCTGAAACCGGAGGACATATTTGGTAGACAGAACTTTCTAAGTGAGAAAGATAAGACTAAGGTCTATCTTAATCATCTTATAAAGGACTGCATCCGCATAAGAAATGAAGGCGAAGAAGCCTTCATCGGTTACACGAACGAATAGGTAGAGTTTTCCACCTCTTCGCTTCCTCTGCTGGGCAAATTTGAAGTCAGCCGACTCCAGGCTTGCCC